CAGGATATTAGGCATAAATATTTCACATAATGTTTCTTTTGCATTGTTTGAAGATGGTGTTTTAAAAGAATTTTATGAAGAAGATAGATTTAACAAAGAGAAAAACTATGCACCACAGGAAAATGAACAGGCTGTTTATGATTATGAATATCAGGTTTTAAAAAAATTTAAAGATATTACATTTGATGTCATAGTGTTTGCATCTTTTGATAGGACTCATTTACAAATAGAAATGCCTATTATTAATCACGTATTAAAACAAGTTAAATATAAAAAATATTTTTTTGATATAAAAAATCATCACATTTATCATGCTCTTTGTGGTTATTACTTTTGTAACTTTGATGAAGCAATAGCATTAGTATCTGATGGAGGAGGTGAAACAGAAATTAATTTAGATTTTAAAGTTCTTCAAAGTATATTTTTAATAAATAAAAAAGAGATAGTTAACAAATATAAATTTGTTTCCAATAAATGTACAGATTATTTTAAAAACTTTGTGCCGGTGCAAATAGAAACTAAACGTAATAATGTAGATTTTACTCTTTCAAATCAAACTAAGGCAGGTTTTACATATCGTAATTATGTAGAACTATCTGGTTTTGAAGGGTACGCTGATGGTCAATTAATGGGTATTGCAGCTTACAAAGATAAAGGAACTGATTTAGATAAAAATGTTTTAGAAATTGCTAACAAAGCACAAGAAGAAACTTTTCAAGATGTGGTAGAGTTATTAGAAAGATCTAAACAATATAGTAATTGTAAAAATATAATACTGTCAGGAGGCTATCATTTAAATTGTTCTAACAATTTTAAACTTGTAAAAAAATACCCTGAATATACTTTTTTTGTAGATCCCATACCATATGATGCAGGTACCGCAGTAGGAGGAGTAGTTTATTATGAAAATTATTTATAAAAAAGAAGAAGCTGTAGATTTACTTTTAGACCAACAAGTGGTTGCTATCTTTCAAGGTCACTCTGAATGGGGGGCACGTGCATTAGGTAATCGTTCTATGTTATTTGATCCAAGAAATAAAAATGCAAAAAGCATAGTTAACAAAATAAAAGGTAGACAATGGTGGAGGCCGACAGCTGCTACGATACTATATGAACATCGACATGATTATTTAGATATGCATACGTTAGATGAATCACCATACATGACATTTGCAATTGATGCTAAACAAAAAGCAATTGATGAAGTTCCAGCATGTGTGCACATAGATAATACATGTAGATTTCAAACATTAAAACGAGAACAAAATCCTAATTACTATGATTTAATAAAATTATTTTATGACAAAACAAGTGTTCCTCTTTTACTTAATACATCTTTTAATTTAAAAGGTTGGCCTATAGTTGAAACATTTTCTGATGCTGTGTTGACTTTACAAAATAGTGATATAAGTTACTTATATAAACAATGAGAAAGGATTTATAAAAAACATGTCTAAAAAAGATAGAACTATAAACTATAATTATTTTCATTGGGGTCCTTTTTTATACTCATCGACTCTAACTACAAAAGAAATAAATAGTATAAAAAAATTATGTAGTAAAAAAAACAATGATTACAGACAACATTTAGCTGGTATAATAAATCAGGAACATCAAATAGATTGTAAAAAATTATTTCCAATTGTAATTCCATACATACAGAGTTATGTAAATGCCTATGCTGAACATTATCAAGGAAGATTTTCAGGAAATAAAGTAGAATTAATTCAAGCTTGGGTTAACTACATGGTCAAAGGTGAATGTAATCCTTTGCACACACATGACGATGATTTATCTTTTGTGTTATATACACAAGTTCCAAAAAAATTAGTAAAAGAATTTGAAAATCATATTGGAAATACAAGACCTGGTTTAATAAATTTTGTGTATTCGTTAGGATCTAGCAAATTATCTCTTAATGAACATTCTTTTATTCCTAAAGTTGGAGATATTTTTATTTTTCCTGCAAATCTACACCACTACGTAAATACTTTTAGATCCGACGGAGAAAGAATATCTGTATCAGGTAATATAAAATTAAAAAATGATTAAAGTAGACAACATATTTCCAAATCTTATAGCAGTAAAAAATTTAAACTTATCTAATTTTAAGATAACTGGTAAAAAATTTAAAAAAACTTTTGAATCAAATGTTAAAACTACTTTAAATGGAGATACTTTATTAGATGAAAAATCAATAAACTATCTTAATTTAGAATTAAAAAATATATTAAGTCATCTTTTAAAACCTTATTGTAAAAATTTTGTATTTAACGTAACCAAAATTTGGATTAATAAATATGAAAAAAATGATTATCAAGGTGCTCACATACACGGAAGCGATTTTTCTTTTATAATTTATTATAAAGGAAATTCTAATACTGTATTTAACTCACCTTCAAAAAATATTTTACAATGTTTTGATGAGGTTATATTTGACATTTCTTATGAACCTGATTTAAAACAAAACGATATAATAGTTTTTCCCTCTTATTTAGAACATTGGGTTAGACCTAATTCTGATACTACTACTGTTTCAGGAAACATAAAAATAATAAATAAAAATTAAATGATAAAAATAATAAAAAATGTTTTAAATAAAGAAGATTGTTTTTCTTTATACACAGGTTTAATTAACACCAGCATGTGGAATTTAAATAGACACAGTGAAAGTAAACTAAGAGGTGCTTTTCCTGGAGTTACTCTTATACACGATGAACAAGTTATTACTAATGATCAATATTGGATAGGATATTTTAATTGTTTATTTGATAGAATAAACGCACAGTTAAAACAACAACATAATTTTTTATTACAAAAAAATATAAAAAGAATAGCTTTAAACGCTCAAAACGATAATCACTATACAGAATTTCATACAGATGATCGTAAAGAACCTTGTTACAGTATTGTAGGATTTATCACACCTCAATGGGCAGAAGAGTGGGGTGGAGAATTAAATGTAGAGGGAGAAATAATTAAATATAGTCCCGGAGATTTTATTTTATTTGACTCTACTCAAGTACACACATCACAGCCTATAAAAAAAATACCATATTGGAGAACATCAATAAACTATGTTATTAAAAAATGATCAGTTTTATAAATAAAAATAATAAATTAAACGAAGTTAAAAATAGTTTAACTATTACTTATCCTAGAACCGTAAATATAATGTATGGAAATTATCCATACTCTGACGTGGTTCACAATTTTATATTAGACATAAAAAATAATTTAGATTCTAAAATGGAAAATTATACTAATGTAAAAGGAGGAATGACTAAGTGGGATCATTTTGTAAACAACAATAATTTTCAAAGTTTTCTTGCTTACTTAATAAATACTCATCAGAATAACTATCCAGATGTATTTAAATATTTTTTGGAAAGAAAAACAGTTGAGGAAGCTTGGGGCAATGAAATAAAAAAAGGGGATAGATTAAACTATCATGTTCATCCTTGTTGGCATGGAATTTTATATTTAACAAAAGGTTCTAATTTAGTTTTACCTGAATTAAATATACAAATAACCCCTGAACCTGGAGATTATTACATATTTCCACCATACATATCGCACGGTTTTGATACACATCAAGAAGAAGCCAATAGATATAGTTTAATATTTAATATTACACATAGTAATCAATCATTTAAATTTGAAGAAAAGGAGAATTTTTTATATGACAGACAAGACAGTTAGTTTTAATAATTTTATTGGTGTCTATGACGGTTACATTACAGAACAAGAATGTGACAGAGCAATCAAATTATTTGAAGACCAGAATAAATTTAATAATACTCTTAATAGACTACATTCAGAACAAACCTCTGTATTAAAAAAACAAGACCAACAATTATTTACTGGAGCAGGTAATATGGAGATGTGGTGGGAAGAATTAAAATCAATGATAGTTAATTTTGATTTAGCATGGAATCATTACATAGATAATACAGGAGCTAAAGATGGTTATGGAAAAGATAAATTTTATTATACAAACTTAAAAATTCAAAAAACACTTCCTACTGAAGGATACCATGTTTGGCATGTAGAGCATGGTGAAAATTATATAGATGCTATTAGAGCTTTTGTTTATACTATATATTTAAACGATGTAGAAGAAGGTGGAGAAACAGAATTTTTACATTTTTCAAAAAGAGTAAAACCTAAAAAAGGTAGAATAGTTATATGGCCAGCAGGATTTCCTTATTTACATAGAGGTAATCCACCGTTATCTGGTGATGGTAAATATATATTAACTTCATGGATGAACTTAAAATAATGAACCACTTAGAAGCAATTGTTGAAATAAAAAATATAGTTTGTCCTAAATTTACAGATAAAATTATACCTCTAATAGATCATAAATCAAAAAAAAATTTAAGTATTAGATCGGGTGTAGATAAAAACGTTAGAAATGTTAAAGGCTATCATTTAAACTTTGATACCCCTACAGATATGTTTTATTGGAACTATATTAAAAAAGAAATAGAAAGACTTTATATTTTTTATAAAAGTAAATTTCCTTTAATGGATAGTATTAAAATTAATCAAATTGATTTATTAAAATATTTGCCTGGTGGAAAATATGAAATTCATACAGATCATTTTACTAACTCTCCTAGACATTTAAGTATTATTATAAATTTAAATGATAGCTATGAAGGAGGTGATTTAATTTTTACAGATCAAAAAGAAAAAGAAATTAAAAGACTAAAACTTAACAAAGGATCTATTGTATTTTTCCCTAGTAATTTTATGTATCCACATAGTATTCAACCTATTACGAAAGGAACAAGGTATAGTATAGTTGCATGGCTGCAGTAAATTATAAA